CCCAATATAGTATAGGTATTAGACAAGAGGATGGCAGTTATCAATGGACAAGTTATTCAAGGTTTGATCCAATATCAGGAATATTAGCGATGTCTGCTGATGCAGCTTATTACATTCAAAATGAAAAAAACCCAGATTTAATTCAAGGTGTCATGAACGCTTTAACTGTAAGTATATTTGATTATGCTGGACAATTACCTTTTTTACAAGGGGTGTCTGATCTTACTAAAGCATTTGGAGATATTAAAAGCGATCCGTTGCGAAGTGTAGACACCATATCAAAGTTTGTAGGTCAAAAAGTTGGGAATGTTGCAACCACAATCGGAAGAACTGTCGGTCCTGTAACAGGACCAATGCAAGATTATTTAGCTGAATATACAGAAGATGCTTATTTCCCTATACCCCCAAGCAGTTCATCTTTTACCGCAACGCTTGAAAGAGTACAAGATCCTAGAAAGAGTCAAGTATATCGTCTAGAAGATCTTGAAGAAATAAGACTATTACCATCTTTTATGCGAGGATTCTATACTGCTTTACAACAAGCAAAATCTCGTAACCCTAGATTTAGTGATGATTTATTACCACAGTTAAATTTTTGGGGAGAAGAATTAACACAAACTGAAGGTCGTTTTGATGAATATTTTAATCCTTTTAGGAGAACTACAAGTAGACAAGAAACACAACTTGAAAAAGAATTAATAGATATTGCGAATACATCGGGAAGGGTTTTTTCTAATCATCCATTTGTTTTTATGGCGGGTAAAGAACGAGTTGAATTGTCAGCTCCGTTATATAATACTTATATTAAAAATGTTAATTCTATTGATAATAGAGGAAGAGTATTTGGAGATGATGGATATAACTATAATCAATCATTAATTCCAACATTAGAAAATATTATAAACGGAGAAGGTTCAATTGGTCGTTCTTATGTAGAACTTAAAGATCCTAGCCAAAAATTTGACATACTTAATGCAGTTTTATCAACCAAAAGAAAAGAAGCAAGAGATAAATTATATGAAGGCACAGACATAGAAACACAAAAACTTAATTTCTTTTTAGGCAATGAATAATGTTTGAAATTAATCGATATATATTGTATAAAAGGTAGAAGGAACGATTATGGCTACATTTGATATTAACGATACCAATAGAAGAGTCCAGTATACGACCAATGGCTCAACAACTAGTTTTGCCTTTTCGTTTCAGATCAATGCGGATTCTGAACTAAAAGTTATACTTGGTGAAACGACTCAATCCTTATCAACTCATTATACTGTAACAATTGCCACCAACGGAACAGGAACTGTTAACTATGCTTCAGCTCCGACCACAGGACAGAAACTTACCATTCTTGCTAACAAACCTTTATCGAGAGAATCTGCATATTCAACAGGAGCGTCTTTTACGGCTGCATCATTAGAAACAGATTTTGACAATACGATCATGGTGTTACAGCAATTTGAAGAGAAAATAGATCGCACCTTACAGCTACCAGAATTTGTAACAGGATCAACACCACCAAGCTTGATTGTTCCGTACAATGATACAAGCTCAAGCAATGCAAATAAAGTAATTGGCTATGATAGTAATGGTACTGCTTTAACGCTTTTAAAACGTGGAATTGACAGCGTTACAGTTAATACTTCAACAGTTTCGGCTGGAGGATCAGCCACAGGATCTGCTACTTTATCAGGCGATGATTTAACATTTGCACTCGGTATTCCAACTGGAGCGACTGGGGCAACTGGCTCGTTAGGTGCTAATCCACAATTGTCTATGACGTTTAATAATTCAACAAGTGATGCTGATCCAGGTGCAGGTAAGATTGCTTTTAACAACGGAACATTATCAAGCGTGTCAGTTTTATTTGTAGATGATGCAGACGATGCTGGAGCAAACATTACAACTTTTGTGCAATCTTGGGATGATGTAACTAATGCAGTAGCTAGAGGAGTCATTACTATAACTAAAGAATCAACACCAGCAACTTACGCAACTTTTAAGGTAACAGGAGCAATTACAGATGCAAGCGGTTACACTAAAGTAGCTGTTACACATTTAACAAGTTCCGGAACATTTTCTAATTCAGATGGATTAAGTGTACATTTTGCTTATTCTGGTGCTGACGGATCTGATGGCTCAGGTAGTATGGAAAATTTTACTGTTGCTGGAACATCTGGATCTAACCAAACGATTACAAATGGGAATACTTTAACTGTTGCAGCAGGCAATGGTATAAGCACAACGGCTTCTGCAACCGATACTTTAACTGTTGCTGTGGAAGATGATATGAACAGCTTTACTACAACAACGGGCAAAGCAATGGTATTAGGATTTTAAATAAGGAGATATTATGGCAAGCGAAGTTTTAAAAGTATCATTAAAAGCAGGATTAACAAATTCTGAAAGTGTTTTAATTAATGGAGTTAATGGTCACACTTACACTATTTTAAGTATTTCTTTTTGTGAAACTGCGGGAGCGGCGGAAACCTTTGATTTATATATTGATGATGGCGGAGGTGGAACTGATTTTGAAATTCTTTCAGATCAGGCGTTGGGAGCTAATGAAACATTTGAATATACAGGCAGAATTGTTTTAGAGGATGAGGATCACTTATGCGCTGCTACGGCTGGAAGTGCAGATGTTGATGTGGTTGTTTCATATTTAGATCAAACAAGGTAGATTATGAGCGGAGTTATTAAAGACAATTTAACTAGAGAAAGTGGTCTTATTAAAGCAGCTGGCGGTGGAGGAAAAATATTACAAGTAGTCCAGAACCATGATGACCAATATGCAAGTTATTCTAATACTAGCCCTGATGCACAAGCAACAGTTTTAAGCCAAGCTATTACCCCAAGTGCAACTTCAAGTAAAGTTTTAATTCAAGTAAATTTGTGTGTCAGTACAACAGAAGATGGACTTAAACATTTCGGTTTAGTTATGTACAGAGGTTCAACTGAAATTGGAAGTGGAGATAAATCAAGTTGGAATTCAGGTGTCGGAGAAACACATAGTGCAACTGAACAGGTTAATTATACACAGCCTGATAAAATACTTACAGGTATATTTTTAGATTCTCCAAATACAACATCAGCCACAACTTATAACATAAAAAGTTTTATCTTTGATTTTGGTTCATCAATAACTGCTAAAACCTTAATTGTAAATGGTGGAGGGCAGAACTATAACAACAAAGAAACAGCAGTAACATCATCTAGCATAACTCTAATGGAAGTGGGTGCGTAAATGGTTAATATAGTAGATGCAATCTTAGCTTTAGATACTAATGCAAAAGTAAAAGTTCAAGCAGAAGATTATGATAAAATTACATGGTACGACAGCAATCCTAACAGTATTACTGTTGATCAAATCAAAACAAAGAAAGCCGAGCTGGATAAAGTTGAAGCATCTTTAGCATATCAAGAACAAAGAAAAAAAGAATACCCAACTATTGAAGATCAACTTGACGATATGTATCACAATGGATTTGATAAATGGGTAGCTACCATTAAAGCAATCAAAGATAAATATCCTAAGTAGAAAGGAGGAACTATGCCAGGACAGTATGGGAAAAAAAAGAAAATGACGGATAAGAAAAAAAAGAAGTAATGCGAACAAAAAGAACATTAATGCGAAAGTTTGATCCTGTCGCTAAGACTAAGGGTGGTGTACCAAAGAAATATGTATCTGGTGCAAAGAATCCTAAAGCCAGAGAAGCAGAGATTAAGAGAACTGCTAGACTTTATAGGCAAGGTAAACTGACACCAGCAATGATGGATAGAATAAGTAAACAACGAAGTAAAGGATAATGAAATGCCATTTAGTAAATACAGTTCAAAACAAAAACGGTTAGCTGCGGTTGCCAAACCCAGAAACAAAATTACTGGAGCAGATCTTAAAAAATTAAGGAGTAAAAAGAAATGAGTAAATATTCAAAAATACCAGGAGCTTCAAGATTTAGTGAAAGCACTTTAAATAAAGTATACAGGAGAGGACTGTGACCCCTTCGGGGGATACACTTGGAGCTTACTATTCATCAGGATCAAGACCAAAAACTTCAGCACATGCCTGGAGTATGGGAAGAGTAAAATCTTTTGTTACGGGCAAAGGAGGAGCTAGAAAAGCTGATAAAGATTTGTTAAGAAAAAAATAGTATAAACGATAGAAGATAGGACTATGGTAACTAAAGCAGATAAAAATGAAGCAAGGATATCTAAGCATGAGGAAGTATGTCTGGAAAGATATAACAATATTCATGAAAATATTTCAGATCTAAAGTCCAGAATCAAAAGATTAGAAACAGTTATTATGGGTAATACCATTGCTGTCATTGTAGCTTTAATATCGATCTTTATAAAGGGATGAAATGCTTGATCCATTCACAGCATTTGCAGCAGTAAAAAGTGGCATAAGTTTAATTGAGAGAGGTATAAAATCTGGGAAGCAATTACATGATATGGCTAGAGAAGTATCGAAATGGGCAAACGCTGAAAGCTCTCTGGATCTTCATGCAAGCAATAAAGGTAAAGGCGGTATCTTAGCTAAACTTGGATTGTCAAGTATTGAGGAAGATGCGATGGCTGCTTACCTTCGCAAAAAAGAATTAGCCGATAAAAAGAAACAACTCAGAGAACTGTTTTTATTGTATGCCGATAACGGGTTACAGGAATGGGAGAATTTGCAAGCGGAGATTGCGAGATTACGAGTCAAGAAAAAAGAAGAACTGAGAAGGCAGATAGAAGAAAGAAAAAAAATTCAAAAGATAATTGGCATTTCATTGCTTGTTATTTTAATAGCAATGTGTGGTTTAATTTATGGAAAAATTTTTAAAATTATTTAACTAAGGAGGTAAAATGTTTCAAGCACTTATAGGTCCTGTTGCTGGATTATTAGATAAATTCATAGAGGACAAAGATCAGAAAAATAAACTGGCTCATGATATAGCAACAATGGCTGAGAAACAATCACATGAGATTGCAAAAGCTCAGATTGAAGTCAACAAAGAAGAAGCAAAATCTAGGAGTTGGTGGATTGCTGGATGGCGACCAGCGGCTGCATGGATAACTGTAATTGCGATGGGGTATCATTATATCATACAACCTTTCTTAGTTTTTATATTAGCAATGTTTGGTGTAACTGTTGATCTGCCAAGTTTTGATATGGATACCTTAATGACTGTATTGTTAGGCATGCTCGGCTTGGGTGGTTTACGAACTTATGAAAAGAAAAATAAATTAACCAAATAGGAGGACGTATGTTTAGTTTTTTTAAAAGACTTTTTGTTAAACCTAAAAAAAAAATAAAAGTTACACACTTGCAGATTATGACTAAATCACAATTAGAAAATCTAGGCAGAAAGTATGGCATAGAGCTTGATCGCAGACTGCGTAAAAGCGATCTGGTCGAAACTCTGTTTAATCATTTAAAGGATAAGTAATGTACGAAAAATTAAAAGATAGAATTAAAACTCATGAAGGATTTAGAGATCATGTCTACGAAGATTCGCTGGGTAAAAAGACAATAGGTTATGGGCATTTATGTTTAGCAGATGAAAACTGGCAGGATGATGAGTCTTACGACATTGAGATTTTAGAGAACTGTTTTAGTGTTGATTTCATGAAAGCTCTTGAGGGTGCAGAAGATCTTATCGGATCAATTCCGGTACTACCTAAAGCAAAAGAAGTAATTATCGAGATGGTCTTTCAGTTAGGAAAAACTGGCGTAAGTAGATTTGCAAAAATGTGGGAAGCATTAGGCAATCAGGATTACGATGAAGCTGCAAATCAAATGCTCGATTCAAGGTGGCATAAACAAACCAAGTCCAGAGCAGAATCACTTGCCACTATCATGAGATCGCTTGCTTGATTTTTTTGTTGCACATCCAAAGTTACAGACCATTCCGTCTTTAGTAGTATAGATAGAATCTACATATTCAATTTTACAAACCTTGCAAGTAAATTGTCCTGTCCAGCAATCCTTGTCATTCATCATCAAGCAATCGAATGGATCTCCCCTTCCCTCTAACCCATTCAATTTTTTTTTCATCTTCTAGTTTTTTTAAATGAAATTGTATCGCTGATAAAGTTTTGTTAAAGTGTTCTTTGATTTCTACTTGCGAAGGTGCAAACTTTTCTCTTCGCATATACTCTTTAATAAAGACTAAAACCTTTTCACTATTTAAATATACTTCAGGCATTTTCAAACCTCTTAATTTTTTTTTCAATTTCGTCTAACAACTCGGCATCATGTCTTGATAATTGTTCAATGACTTTGCTATTTACAGTATAAGCTTGTTTAATTTTTTTTAGTTTGTCTGTTTTATCGGTTTCAGGATCACTCATAATGTGTAAAACTAAATCGTTTAAAGTTAAACCTAACGAGTTCAGCGAATCATGGTCTTTTTTTTGATTGCCAGGAAGCTGAAGTGTATAAACAGGCTTATTAGACTCGTCTATTCGGTTTAATACATCCTGAGTATTAGGAGTCATCTTGCCTTGCTTTTGTTTACTGGTGGTCTTGTAAGGAGTTCCTTTTTGATAAAAGTTTTTATTACCATCATCATCCTCACTTGGTATGCCATAAATTGATTGTAGAGCATATCTTTTAGCATAAGTAATGGCTGATCCAAGTTGCTTGCTATCATCAAACATATTTTTTTGAGGAATAATAGGATACTTAGAAACCAACTTTTCTTCACTACCATTAAAACTTATTATTGTTTCAATCCACATATCCGTGAATGTGCCATGTTCAGTTGCAGAGGTTGTGTAATCTATTTTTTGTGTAAATGACAGACCAAACTGAGCAGCTTCGTTTACCGCCTGAATAACTTCTTGAAGAGAAGCGTATTTACTTTTATGAAACGGATTGTTTTGATCTTTCTTTGCAGCTATTCCTTGTTTTTGAAACAAGTTTAGTGCTTCTCGTAGACTTTTAGGTTGAGTTATTTTTGTTTTTTCACTCATGACTAATTCCTTTAACTGTTAATTTTTCATATTGACTTGCGGGTTTAGCCGGAACAATTTTTTCAACTGTGGCTTTTCGGGTAATCAGTTCACAGGCTATTTGCTTTTCTCTAAGTTTGACATAGTTACAGTTCTCTTGTTTAAGTATAGATTTAATGGCGTTGCCTACCTGATTTTTTGTAGCCGTCCATTTTTCTATTTCATCTTTAGCAAGATCATAATCATTAGAGAGCTGAGTTAATCCTTTATCATCGTTTGACCAATCCGAAAAAACTTTCTCTTCTGACTCAGCAATGATTGGATAAGGTGTGTTCTTTTCTACTCTTCGCCAAAAATCTTTGACTCGCTCAATAATCTTAGCCTGAATTTCTTTGCTTGATTGAAAGACAAACATCTGCATTTTTAAACGAGGACCAAGATGTCCAATAACACCCCACTTAAATCCAGATACTAACATCTGAGCCTGGAGCTGAAGAATATGTTCATAGGTTACATGATCGTTATAGCCTTGTGTTTTTATTTCACAGACACCTTTGCCAGATAATGTAAAAGTTTTTCCCGTTTGAGGGTCGTCATATTGTATTGATCCGCCATGCACTTCTAATATACCATCAAGCGATGCTGCCATTTTATATTTAGGTAAACGATATGCGTCTTTTGGTTTCACAAATGAAACAGTCATTTCACCTTTACATAAAAAATCTAAAGTATCGGATACCCAATAAGCGATACCATCCTCCAGATAGTTTCCTCGATCTTTGGCGTTTTGATTTTGTTTACTTTCAAGCTGAATCACATCAGGATTATTTATAATTTCTACAAAAGTTTTTCTTATATCTTCTCGTGTCAAACCAAAATCATTTTGACCGAGAACAATAGTTGGAACTTTAGAAGCACCGATTTCAAATCCGTCTTTGCTATATTTATTTGTGGGAGCTGACATCAAACACCTCCCATGTAAAGTGCTGAACATTGATCGTCAATCGCACATAAAAAGATAGATAAAAAATAGAATAAAACAAAAACTAAACTTATAGAAAAACAGTCTAATAAAGTTTCTGCAAACCTTGTTTTTTGTGTGGTAATAATATAAGATTTTAGGTGTTTAAATGGTCTGATTAACCAGTTAGTAAAACTACTATATGTAGTTGTTTTAACTGACTTTTCGTAATATATATTATAATGTTGGGTATACTCTTTACGTAAAGGTTTCTGGGTGTAATGCACCATGAGTCTGCTCCTTGTTGGTTTGTTAAGGGTTATACAACACCTAGAGGTTAAAAAATACCGACCTACTATATATAGTATGCCGTCCATCTAGCGTGTGCCTTTAAAATGTTCGCCATGATGCTTGGGATCAGCCGCCTGTTTTAAGTGCTGGGAACAAGCCGTAACACTATAACCGGCAAGAAAAACTTTCTCAAAAATACTATGGTCACTTTTAATAATTGTATCCAGCTCCTCCGTTAATAACTGCAACATGGCATGAGCGGTTTTTATGTTTTTTAAGTTGGTCAAAGGTACAGTTATCCGACTGGCTGATCGCATGAACTTTTGGTACTTTCGATAGTCCTCATCGTTTTGCTGTGACTTTGATTTCTTCTCCGCTCTAATAAGTGCGTGTAAATATTTTTCACTTATCATCTTTTCCTCCTGTTTTTAAAATGTAGCATAACCATATTATTTTCCTATCTTCTTTTTGAATACTGTCTGTTCCGTTTTTCGTAAACGAATCGACAGATCCATTTCAAATTTTATGATGTGATCGAGTCGGTAATCAATATATTTTTCCCATAAATTTACCATCTCATCTGACACAATATAAGTCGTAACATTCTGATGAACCTTACGTTTATCAATTAAATATCCTGCTTCGACACATTCATTACACAATCTTAAAACTGTCGATTGCGAATTAGCCGTATGTTTTTCCAGATCACTTCTGGTAATTAAAATATTTTGATAATACCTATTCATTATGAATAGCCAGCTTGTAAATTTTGCAGGAGTTATAAAATATTTGAGTATTTTTTTTTCATGGGCATTAAATTTGCCAGAACATAATACATCTGATTCAGATCCAATATTGGCATATTTATCGGACAGATATGCTGCCCAGATTTTACCATGTGGAAAGTTAGTTATCATTATACTCTCCTATCTTTAAGCGTGTTAACATATTTTTTACGCTCGATGGATACCACTTTGCATTTTTGTTTGGTTTCTCTCGTAGTTGTGCGGGTGTGGGAACTTTACGCTCATTTAAAAATTCGCTCATCTCACTTAAAGAAGAACAATGGGTATAGGCATCGTTCAGATAAAGGTAAATACTTTTAGCAAAACGATCCGCTTCAGCACTCGCAACCTCCCCTGACTTTTGCCTGGCTTTGTCCATCTTACTATGAACCCCTAGCTTTTTAATCTTGCGACCTTTGATCACTTTATTGTTAACAACTTTATCTTTAGAGGTGAAGTATCCCTTCTCTTTGATTTGTTCCTGGTATGCACCAAGTGTTTCTTTGGTTCGCCTAGAAATTTCTTGGCGTTCCCACTCTGAAAACATTGCCTTCATCTGAAGTCGCATAGGATTTTCTGAGATGGTGGGATCATTGCAGACAATAAAGTTAATTTTATTTTGTTCTATCACTTCATCAAGAAATCGAAGAGTCATCCACATCTTACGACATAATCGCTCCAGATCTGCAAAGACAAGTGTTGCTTTATGTTCAACACAATACTCAACGGCCTTCATCAGCTCTTCTCTTTTATACGGATCGGTTGCACCTGACATGGGCTTTTCTGTAAAGATTGTAAGTTTGTAGTCTCCTCCATTTAAATATTTTTTTGCTGCATGAATCTGTCGCATACAGTCTTGATCCTCCGTAGACACTCTGCCATAAAGAACATACTCGCCTGTATGCTCCTTGCCTTCTGTGTTTTTAAATAATGTTTTCATTATGTTTCCCTTCTTTATCTTTCGATAATTAGTTATTAATATAAAACTCAACTTCTTTTTTTGCTTTTTCTATAATATTTTTTGGAAAAAGGTCGGACATTTCATTTGCAATTTCTAAACATTGTTTACTTTGTTTTTCGTTTGGTGCAGTAATAGAAAGTTGTAGTGATTCTTTAAACATCTCATAATCTTTTTGTGAATATTTATTTTTCCACTTTTGAATTATTTGTTCGTCAGTTGAATCATCGATATAATAAACCCAACCCTTGATTGTAATATAAACAACATCCTCTGATTTTTGTTCTATTTTCATTTATGTTTCCTTTCTTTTGGCTTAATTGCCAGTCGGTAAAAATACCTACTATAAATATTATATTAATTTGCTATATTTACAAGAGGTAGATGTAACTTTTTTTTTGTTTCCTGTTATGCCTACCTTTTATTGGTGGAAAAGTAGAGAGAATCTGCCCCTTATGATGTAATTGGATTCTCTCTACACATGAGAAAGGAATAGAAATGACCATATTATTTGCAATTTTAATGGTGCTGAATGTAGCCAACCCCGACAATATAAAGTTTGTTAATCAAACGATTGAGAATAATTCAAAGTATGAATGTGAGTTTAAATGGAAAGGCATCTCTCCAGTTGTGGATCGCCCCGCCCTCACCTTATATGGTTACACCGCCTTCAAACAGGAGTGTAAATGAAACAAATCAACATTCGCATAGAGGAAAAAACCTATAACTTGCTCAAGGAAAAATCAAAACAGCAACGCATCTCGATGAATCGCCTGGTTGATTTTTTTGTACAGGAAGGTCTTAACGAAAATGTTATTAAAAAAGTTATACAAGGATGATTAAAGAGTCGGTGTTCTTATTTTTACTTATCGGTCAGGAAGGTGCAATCGAGCGTAAATATGTCGGTCGGTTATCTAACTGTAATCAATCCATTCCGTTATATGAAAAACTTTTAAAAACCTATAAGAATGTTAATGGTTACCTGTGTCTGGATGAAGCAACTGCCAGAAAAGCTTTTCAAAAAAAACCAACACCAAAACAACAATATATTATTAACGAACTGCATGAACTTATTTTACCTGAACCCAAAGGCAAACCTTTGTTTTTAAAAAAAAGAGAGCTGGATGATTAGTCGTTTTAAAAATGCAAAAACTAAATACGGCAATCATATTACTGTGGTTGATAATGTATCTTTTCACAGCAAAAAAGAAGCGACCCGTTATCAGGCACTCAAACTGATGCAGGCATCAAACCTTATTGCCTACCTGGAGTTACAGCCCAAATTTAAAATTACAGTTAAGGATAAATTTATCTGCCATTATTCTGCGGACTTTGCGTATAAAGATGTGCAGTCAGGAAACATTGTCTATGAAGATGTTAAAGGATTTAAAACTCCGGTTTACCGATTAAAAAAGAAACTTACCGAAGCATTATACAACATTAAAATTACCGAAATATGATCCATGTCAAATGCAGTATATGTCAAAAACGAAGCTATTATAAAAATGCAGGTCAGCTCATGAATGATTTACGCATGGTCAAAACATCGAAAAGAAAAATTATCTGTGATCAATGTCTGGCAAAAGGAATGAATCAATGACAAAAAATAACAACATCAATCCAAAACACTATCAACAGGGTCGCATCAGCAATATCGAATTTATCGAGGATCGTTTAAATACTTCAGAATTCAAAGGCTTCCTGCTCGGTTCACATTACAAGTATACTTATCGATTTAAACATAAACACAAACACTTACCAACCGCACAAAGAAAAGAAAAAGAACTGGAAGATTTAAAAAAATCACAATGGTATCTCGCTCAATATCAAATGCGTCTACAAAGCGAAATTAAGAGCCACCAGGAAGCAAACAACGTCCGTCCTATACAATATGATTCCACAGATTTACCAAGCGATACGGAGCATAAAAATGAAGATGAATAAAAATAGTGAAACCTACCGACTCATCGTCTGCGAAGCGGTGGAGTTTTTAAACTGGTGTATGCAAAAAGAAAATCTTAATGCCCAGCAAATACAATCCAGGTATCTCTCTCAGGAACTTACCTGTCTGAGCTATGGTGCTTTGTTGCAGCAACTCATAAACGATCATGTCAAAAGCTATGAACGACTCGCTATAAAAACTCTTAAAGAATCCGATTATGTCTAACCTCGCTATGAATAAACCCATTGATTACGAAGAAAAAAGAAAGCGAAAAATACTCAGCAACGGAAAGTATGATGTTTCTGTTTATCAGGGCGGACCATTTACAGTTGTACCCAGACGAGCATTGAATGATAAAAGAATCTGTCGAAAACCTCAAACATACCTGGTCTTATCTGTATTGTGTTCTCTTGCTGATAACTACACAGGAGTCTGCTTTCCCACTTACGATTACATCGCCAGACAAACACAAAGTAACAAAGGTAATATCTCAAGAGTCATCGCTAAACTTATTGACTGGGGATACATTAAACGACTCAGAAAAGGATCACCACTTTATCAAAATGTAACACATAAATCATCAATCTATCGCATCTTATATGATCCAATTGCATCGGATAAAGAGATTAAATCTATTGCTTTAAACAACGATCCAAAGCTGCAAATTGCAGAAGAAAATAACACAATAAAACACTTGATGAAACACATAAAAAAAGATCAAACAAGTTGTCTAAAGGACAACTCAAAAGTTGTTGAAAGGACAACTAGAACTAGACTCATAGAACTAGACTCAGTTAATAATAATAAAAATAACTCTATTAGAGAAGAAGAAGTTAATGAGATGGTATTGATGAGGATGTTCAAAGTAATACATTTTGAAGTCTACAAATCTCAATTTATTCCTAATCAAAAAGACTGGAGTCAAATGACTAAGATCATGAAGTACAAGATTCCAAGTAAAGTTTTAATGCAGACAATCAAAAGAATATTATTAAGGTTTGAACGCAACCAAAAGAAACTACCCAGCTATCCTCTTGGACTGGTACTGAGTTCCTTAGATGAGAAAGAGGGAACGCCAGCTGAACTGATTAAAGACTTAGCTAAAAAACTCAGGAATATACATCGATGAATAATAAATATATAAACGGTAGAGGAGCATCTATAAATTATTTATACGGAACGTGCGGATTAACAACGCTATCGCAAGAAAAAAAAAGTGGCTGCCTTGCGGTGCGTATACACCCCTCCCCCCCTGCGTATAGTAGTAGGGGGATGCCACAAAAATATTTTTCAACTTTTAACCAGGAGCTTTTATGAAAGAACGAATGAATATTACCTGTCCTCGCAATGGTAAGGACGGAAAAACTATCTGGCATACGATTGGTACGGCTTTTAAAAATGAGAAAACGGGTGGCTGGGATTTGCTGTTTAACTCTCTGCCGTTGCCTGAGATGAATGAGCGAGGTCAGCTGGTAACAAGAGCAATGTTACTGAAACCAAGAGAAAATAATAATCAACAACCTTCGCCAAATCCTCAGAGGTTCTCGGAAGGAATAGATTACTAGATGGTTAAAAGAGTTTTACCCAACCTTAAAAATTTTGCTTCGGTTCGTCAGATCAAACGAAGGATCAAAGGAAGTGAGGTTATTTATCAAAATCGAGAAACCTTGGCACAGGAGCTGATTAATTTAGGAACTGCGAATATTACGGACATTGTGTCCTGGAGTACGGATGAGGAAGGCAAGACGATTACTGAGGTCAGGGATATTAAGGATATTCCGAAATCAGCGTTGGGTGCGATTAAGAGGATTCGTATTTTACAGGATGGCACGTTGGATATTGAGATGATTGATAAGGTGAGAGTGTTGCAGATGTTAGCAAAGTCGGCTGGGTTGCTGGATGCAGAACAGGATGCGGATAAACCGGCGGTGATTGATATTAAGATGGTAGGGCCGAGTGAGGACAAATCATAAATTATTAGATCTGTTTTCAGGTATAGGAGGTTTTAGTTTAGGTGCTAAACGAAATGGAATTGAAACAATAGGGTTTGTAGAGAAGGATGAATTTTGTCAAAAAATTTTAAAAAAGCATTGGAGCGTTGTTCCGATCATAGACGATATAAGGAAAGTTAATGGAAAAGACTTTGGTTCAGCTACCATTATTTCAGGAGGATTTCCCTGCCAACCTTTCTCTGTTGCTGGAAAAAGAAAAGGCAAAGATGACGACAGATACTTGTGGGATGAAACTATTAGAGTTGTTGCCGAGTGCAAACCGAAATGGTTTATTGGAGAAAATGTTGACGGCATTGTTAACATCTCCAATGGTACAATCTTGCGACAGATACAAGAAGATTTGGAAAAAGAGGGTTTCCAAGTCCAATGTCTTGTTATTCCAGCTTCAGGCATCGGTGCTTGGCACCAAAGAAAAAGAATCTGGATCATCGGAGAAAATGTATCCAACACCAACGACTCAAGAGATAGAACATCCGAACATGGTACTGAACGACAAAGGAACAAGACGGATGACCAAGGACGGCAAGGACAGTCACAGTCTAAACCTAGCCGACACAGTCAAGATGTATCCAACACCATCGGCGAGTTGTCAGATGGATGTGGTAGCGCCACCAGACTCAGTGAGTCAAAACAAGAGTGGATGGACAGTCACTCGCAAGAACACAAAGACAAAGTTTGGGGCGAAACTGAACGATGTGGTGAACAAGTTGCAAACCGAAGGAATGTATCCGACTCCGACAGTTCAAGATTCAAAAAACAGTGGCAACCCAAGTCAGATGAAAAGAAAAACAAAACCGCTGAATGCCGTAGCTGGTGGCAGACTCAATCCGAACTTTGTGGAGTTCCTAATGGGGTATCCTATGAATTACACTCAGATAGAACCAACAGAATCAAATCACTCGGAAACTCAATCGTGCCACAAATCGCAGAACAAATCTTCAGGAGTATCATAGATGCAGAATAACATACCAGGACTTAAACTTGACTTTAGCAAATCGCCTACGATCTGGAAATTTTTACAGGATAAATCTTTTGTCAGAGGATTAATCGGTCCTGTTGGTTCGGGTAAATCCTATGCTTGTTGTGCTGAGATCTTTAAAAGAGCGATACAACAAAAACCGAGTCCAAGAGATGGAATCAAGCGAACAAGATTTGTGATTGTAAGAAACTCCTATCCGATGTTAAAAACCACTACGCTAAAAACTTGGTTAGAGTTATTTCCAGAACATATCTATGGTCCTGTTCATCATTCGCCACCCATTACACACCACATCAAACTACCCTCCAGAGAAGGAGCTGCGGGAATAGATTGCGAAGTAATCTTTCTGGCACTCGATCAGCCTAAAGATACCAGAAAATTATTATCACTAGAAATAACAGGTGCTTGGATTAATGAATGTAGAGAATTACCAAAAGCGGTGATTGACGGAACAACGCATAGAGTCGGAAGATATCCAAGCAAAGAAGATGGAGGACCAACTTGGCGTGGTGTTATTTTAGATACCAACCCTCCAGATGATGATCACTACATTTATCGGTTATCGGAAAAAGAACCACCGAGAGGAAAGTTTGCCTGGAAATTTTTTAGACAACCGCCAGGCGTATTCGAAGCTCAAGACGTTCCCCAAGAAATGCCTGAAGCTCAGGGATTTGTTTTTGGTGGCGGTAAATGGTGGCAGACCAATGATAAAGCAGAAAATTTAAATAATCTTCCCGTTGGATATTACGAACAATTACTAGGCGGAAAGAATCTTGATTGGATTCGCTGTTATGCAGAAGGCAAGTTTACTTATGTTCAAGAAGGTCGTCCTGTTACGCCAGAGTTTGACGATTCATCTATGACTGAAGATTGCGAAATTTTAGACGGAGTGCCTGTGCAGATAGGATTAGACTTTGGTTTAACACCCGCTGCGGTATTTGCTCAAAGAGATCACAAAGGCGTATGGAGGGTGATTCATGAAATTGTGACATACGATATGGGATTAGAACGCTTTGCTATTTTACTTAAAGAAGATATTAATCGATTTTTTCCTAAAAATGATATTGTCGTATTTGGTGATCCAGCGGGTAGTCAAAGATCAACTTTGAATGAAGATACTTCGTTTGATCATTTAAAAACTCATGGCATCCTTGCTAAACCCTGTGCGACTAATAATTTTAAAACCAGACGAGAAGCACTCGCCATGCCGATGACTCGATTGATTGATGGCAAACCAGGATTCAGAATAGACCGAAAATGTGTCCGTTTAAGAAAATCTTTAGCGGGGGGTTATCATTTTAAACGAGTGGCAATCGGTGCTGGGCAAGAGCGGTTTAAGGATACACCAAATAAAAACGAACATTCGCATATCGGAGATGCAGCTCAGTATTGTTTACTCGGTTCTGAATATCGTACCATGACCAGAGGAAAGTCCAGACAGTTACAACCGATGGTAGCTAAGATCGACTTTGATCCGTTAGCGTAATGTTTACAACCATAGAACTTAATCAGGCAATGAGAATCGATGGAGAAGAATCTAAGGTAATTCCGTTTCACTATACACATTTAAAGTTTATGGAATTTAGAGAAGCAGAAAAAAAATTGTTTGACAGCTTTCATGATTATGCAGAACGACTCAGGACTTTTCCTATGCACGGATTATCATTCTCAGGCATGGTCGGTAAAAAGATTGTCTGTTGTTTTGGATTGCTACCGATCTGGGAGGGCGTGTATGAAGCATGGCTGATTCCATGTTTGCAAATAGGTGAGCATAAATTTAAATTTCACAAAGCAAGTCTACGATTTTTTAATTACGCTGCTAAGAAACTCAATATCCATAGATTGCAGATCAATGTCAGTCGGTATAATTACCTAGCATACAAATGGGCAAAGTCATGTTATTTTCTAGAAGAAGGATTATTAAAAGGTTTTGGTCCTGACAAATCGGATTATTTTATGATGAGTCGATTGTTCGGGATTCAGGAAAAGGAGTAGACATGGGCGGATTATTTTCAACACCTAAAGCACCCGCAAATATCGGACCTTCTCAGGCGGAGCTGGATGCCGTTGCCAGAAGAGAAAAACTAGCGGATGAAGAAAAAGCCAGACAATCAAGAGAAGTAGCCGCCAGAAAGCGATCTCGTAAAAGAGGTACTCAAGGTTTGATGACTTCTTTTCTAAGCAGAACTCCTGAAGAAGATGAACAAAATACACTCGGACCGATGAGGAATCCAAGAGGATGAGCAAAAAATATATTCGTAACCCCAAAAAAAGAGAGGATCAAGATGCCAGAAGTCATGTACAAAAGTAACAATAAGATGATGAAAAAGAAATTTCCGTATAATTCTAAAGGCGTTATGGAAGCTAAAAATTTTGCTAAGATGACAGGCGGTAAAATGAAGATGTCCGTCAATGAATCAAAAATGAAGTATGCTAAAAAAACATAAAAATCCTGAAGGTGGTTTAACAGAAGCGGGTAGAAAATTTTTTAAAAAAAAAGAAGGATCTAATTTAAAGCCAGGTGTAAAAGGAGCAGCGAATACACCACAAAAAATGCGAAGAAAAGGATCGTTCTTGAGTCGGTTTTACGGGCGGTCAAACCTTCCCCCATTTAAAAAACCAAACGGAGAACCGACTCGGTTTGCACTAGCCGCCAGAGCGTGGGGAGAATCTGCTCCAACCAATGCTCAAGCAGCTAGAAAGTTAGCAAGTAAAGGAAAGAATTTACTAGAAAGGTATAAAAATGCCAAAGCTTAGTCCTCAACAACTCAAATCAAAATACGATAAAAACAATACTCATAAAGATAATTGGCGATCCATATACGAAGACGCATATCGGTACTCGCTGCCAATGAGAAACCTACATGACGGGTACTATGATGGCGATGTTCCTGGTCAGGATAAAATGTCGAGAGTGTTTGATTCTACTGCGATTGATTCGACACAAAAATTTGCCAATCGTTTACAATCAGGATTGTTTCCACCCGCTGCCAGATGGTGTCGACTAATACCAGGATCAGAAATACCAGAAGAACGAAAAATAGAAACCCAGCAAATCCTTGATAGCTATGCGGATCGTATGTTTGATATTATGCGACAATCTAATTTTGATCAGGCAATGGGAGAGTTTTTATTAGAATTAGCCATAGGAACTGCGGTGATGTTAATTCAGCCTGGCGATGAAGTCACTCCTATTCGCTATACGGCTGTACCGACATTTTTGATTACCTTTGAAGAAGGACCATTCGGTAGTGTCGATAAGGTCTATCGTAGAATGAAACGTCCGTATGGTGTGCTAGATCAAGAGTTTCCAGACATTAAGATTCCACAGGATATGAAACAAAAATACACCAACCGAGAAGGTGAGATGGTTGAGCTGATAGAAGGTACATACTACGATAAAAACACAGGCAGATATCATTATCAGATTATTGATCGAGGAGGACAAAACGAACTGGTGTATAGAGATTTAAAATCGTTTCCTTGGGTGATTGCCAGATACATGAAAGCAGCAAATGAGAGATATGGTCGAGGTCCTGTTCTCACCGCACTACCCGATATTAAAACATTAAACCGAGTATTAGAACTCACTCTTAAAAATGCATCGCTAACCATTGCGGGTGTCTATACTGCGGTTGATACAGGTGTAATTAATCCGAACTCAATTAATCTTGTTCCTGGTGCAATCATTCCTGTAAATTCTAATGGCGGCCCTAGAGGAGCTGACTTACAACCTTTACCCAGATCAGGAGATCCACAGTTAAGCCAGATTATAACAAACGATCTTCGTATGAACATTAAGAAAATTTTACTCGATGAATCCTTACCGCCTGACAATATGTCGGCTCGAACTGCTTTAGAAGTAGCGGAGCGAATGAAACAACTTTCACAGAACTTAGGCTCTGCATACGGAAGATTAATTAATGAAACCATGTATCCTGTGGTTAAGAGAACTTTAGAGGTTATGGATGCACTCGGTATTATTCAGCTCCCCCTCAAGGTCAATGGATTGCAAGTTAAGATTCAACCCGTAGGCGAGATTGCTATGGCAAGTAATATGACAAAGGTCAATCAGATTATGCAGTATATTCAGATCGCATCGAGTCTAGGTCCAACAGGACAAATGACCTTTAAGATCGAAGAGATATGTGACTTTATCGCAGATGCAATGGCAGTACCCGCAGCTATAAGAACTACATTTGAAGAACGACAACAGATGCAACAAGTGATGGCGGAGCAAGCTCAAGCGGTTGCTCAACAACAGATGCAACAAGGAATGATGAATGAAACCCAGCAACAAACAGCAACAAACGATCAATAGTCCTGGTTGGGAGGGATTAGATGCAATGCCAGATCCTAATGCAAGGATCGAACCCACCGAACTCGACAAACTCTATCAACAAGTATTTTCCACCGATCAAGGTCAGAAACTTTTAATTCATTTGAGAAAAACTTATCTGGATGTACCCGCATGGACACCTGGATTTGATCACTCATTTGGTTATTTTAGAGATGGTCAAAATTCTATAATCAGAGAAATAATTTTAAAACTAAGGAGAGCAAGAAATGGATGAAGTCCAAAATCAAGAAGAAGTTAAAACGGAAGAAACACCAGAACAACCAGAAGGATTAATGGCGAAAGCATCCCTTGAACCTGAAACCACAGGCGAAGATGAGGGCATGGAAACCAAGCCTGGAGATCAGGTGGTCGAGGGTGAGGATTTAGATAATGTACAGTTTGAAAAGCCTGATCACTGGCAGGATAAATTCTGGGATGATAAAGAAGGACCAGATCCAGACAAGCTTATGAAAAGCTATAATGAATTAGAAAAAGCTTATCATAAAAAAAATAGCAAAGCACCGGAGTCGTATGATTTAAAAGCACTAGAAGAACAAGGTATTGATAACAATGATCCAGAAGTTGAATTTGCATCAGGCTGGGCAAAAGCGAATAACATCTCGCAAGAATCTTTTAATGAGCTGGTCAGTAAAATATCAGAGATCAGAGGTGAGAATATGCAACAGGCTGAGATTAACGAAAAAGAAGAACTGGCTAAACTTGGAGAAAATGCAAATGAGAAAATTCAGAGCATGGCGAACTGGGGTAGAAAGTTAGTCAGTCAGGGAATCTTAAACAAAGAGGATTTTGAAGAGTTTAAAATCATGGGGGGTACTGCTCAAGGTATTAGAATCTTAAATATTTTTAGAGGTATGACAGGCGAAAAAGAAATACCAACTATGAATATGCAAGTCGATGGCCTAGACAAGGATGAAGTACTATCTAGGGTTGCTGATCCTAAATATGCAACGGATGAAGCCTTTAGAAAAAAAGTTGAAAAAGACATGATTGAGTTAGAAAGGTCAGGCAAGTTATCTTAAACACAATCAAACAAAAATTTAAAGATGCGGATAACATTATTGATTTTAGTGTTGATCTTGTTTTGCTAATTTTTGATATCTTAACGACTCCCCTACTCATCCCCATACGGATTGCAAAGTTCTATATAAAGTCATGGATTAAGGCCTTTATTAAAAAGTTTCTTAAAAAAACTTATAAACGCTTTTATGAGAAAAGCTAGAAGGTACTTTTTTTCTTGTAAAATTATTTTACATGGTTTATAAATTAAGTAACCAATAACCTTTTCGGCTGGTTTGGCTTCTCAGAAATGAGATTGTGTAAGGCAATTCCTTATATGTTTGGCTGGATCTTTTTCCAATAACCGAAGCGATTAATAAAAATTTTAATTATTTAACAGGAGTACAATTATGAGTACAGGATTATCAACAGCTTTTATTACCCTGTTTGAAGCGGAGGTAAAACAAGCATATCAAGGCGAATCTGTATTGAATAATAGTGTTAGGATGAGAACAAATGTTCAAGGTTCTACTGTCAAGTTTCCTAAAATTGGAAAAGGTGTATCACAGATTAGAACTCCACAAACAGATGTTGTGCCATTGAACACAGAATTCAGCACAGTAACAGCCACCATGCAAGATTTTATTGCAGCGGAATATTCTGATATTTTCGATCAGAGCAAAGTAAACTTTGATGAAAGACAAGAACTTGCCCAAGTAGTGGGTAAAGCGATTGCCAGAAGAGAAGATCAAATTATTATCGATGTGATGGAAGCAGCTACACCAGGAGCCACGATAGGAAATACTATAGTAACCTCAGGTTCAGCCGCGGCTTCAGATTTAAATATCGGGAAAATCATCGCAGCAAAAAAAGCTATGGACGCTGCTAATGTAAGTCCAAACGACCGACATGCAGTTGTGCATGCGAATTCGATTGCTGGACTATTAGGAGATGAAAGGGCAATTTCTGGTGATTTCCAAAATATTCGAGCATTAGTACAAGGTGAGATTAATACCATGATGGGATTTCAATTTCATATTGTCGGTGATCGAGATGAGGGCGGGCTTGCCATTGATGGAAGTTCAGATCGGAATACCTTTTTCTATCACAGATCAGCAATTGGATGTGGCGTAAGTGTCGCACCTAAAGTGGAGGTAAATTATGTTCCAGAAAAAACTTCGTTCTTAGTAAGTGCGATGTATTCTGCTGGAGCAGTTGCAATCGATACCGCTGGTTTAATTAAAGTAACTTGTAGAGAATCATAGGAGGTAAATTATGGCATTTGCAAGAGCAGGATGGAATCCTATTGGTGGCATGAGCAAACGAGGTTCTGCACCCCAGATGTGGTCTTATACCACTACGGATAGCCTAGCAACAATGAATACATCAGCGTACTTTAATAGTGTGTCTGATGAAGTAAAAGTCGGTGATTTAATTTATGTTCATGATTCAAACACGCCTACTGCTTCTTTAGTCGTTGTATTATCCAACGCTTCTGGAGTGGTCGATGTGAGTGACGGAACAGCACTTAGTGTAGCTGACGCAGACTAATTTACGAAACTGTGGGGAGCTTCGGCTCTCCACTTTTAATAAAGGATTTTTTTATGGCAACGGGAGATACTCAAGTCAGCATTGCGAATCAAGCACTTTTGTTGTTGGGTTCTGACACAATAGCGAGTTTCTCTAACGGAACAGCGGTTGGTAATGCTTTAGATATTATCTATCCCAAAGTCAAAACCACAACCCTTGGAATGTATCCTTGGACATTTACTTTAAAAAAAGCGGAGTTAGCTAGATTATCAACAGCACCTACCGCCCATTTTTTATATCAATATTCACTACCACCAGACATGATTAATAGTGTGCCTAGATCGGTCTATAACTCAAAGGATCGAGGAGCATCAACAATCACAGATTGGCAAATTCAAGGTGAAACATTATTAACGGATAACACTTCAATCTTTGTAGATTATCAACAAGATATTGTAGAAGGTAAGCTCCCTGTTTATTTCACTCAATTACTGGTTTATATGTTAGCATTTAACTTAGCCGAAACCATTACTGACCAAACAGAAAAAGGAGCATACTATAAAAACATCGCACTCGGTGGAGCTGCTGATAATAACCGAGGAGGTTATTTTAGAACCGCCATTAATTTAGATGGTGCGGGAGAAACTCCACCCGTTATTGCTCAGTATCTCTTAACCGAGGTTAGAGGAGCATGAGTCGAATTGTTCAGTATCAATCATCATTCACTATGGGCGAGTTTGATCCGCTTGTTAAAGGTAGAGTGGACATCACTCAGTATCAGGCGGGTTTAGAAAAAGCCACCAACATTGTATGTATTCCGCAAGGTGCGATTGAAAGAAGGCCAGGACAACAATTTTTACTGGATGTATCTTCTGACTTAGGCGGATCGTTTACGGCTCAACAAGGACTTCGTTTGATTCCGTTTGAGTTTTCAAGTGTAGATTCGTTCATGCTGGTCTTTGTTAAATTATCAACGAATACTACCAACAATGCCAAGATGTTTGTCTTTAGACAAGGCGTATTGCAGACCAATATAAATTCAAGTGGTAATAATTATTTAACTGTATCGTTAGGCGATATCTCTTTTGATGCGATTACCTTTACACAATCTGCGGACACTTTAATTTTGATGCATGAAGATCTAGCTCCGTTATCGATTGTAAGAGGTGCTAATAATACGACCTGGACAGCAAGTACAATATCAATTACTTCGCCAAAATTTGCTTTTACAAAATCGGTATCTGAACCTTCAGGAGATATTACACCCTCTTCTATTGACGGAACTGCAACCATCTCAGCAAGTGCAAGTATTTTTTCTAGTGGCAATGTCAATCAATATATCAATGTTAAAAACGGATTTGGTCGAGCAAGAATTGTAGAGTTTGTATCCGCTACATCTATTAAAGTCAATGTAGAGATTCCGTTCTTTAACACTTCTGCAATCACAGCAACAAACTGGGAACTCGAAGCGGGATACGAAGATGTATTTTCATCGACTAAAGGATTTCCAAAAACAGGGGTCTTTCATGAAGGACGATTATATTTTGGTGGATCGAAGAGTTTACCTTCGGCTTTATTCGGATCAAAGGTATCTGACTTTTTTAATTTTCTTGAAGCAGAAGGTTTAGACGATGATGCTATATTCGCAATTTTAAGCAACAATTCTGTTAATTCAATTACGGGCATTCGTTCAGGCAGAGATTTGCAAATCTTTACAACAGGCAATGAATTTTTTGTCCAGCAAGGTGAAGGGCAACCGATAACTCCTGGCAATCTAACCATTAAAGCTGCAACTTCTTCTGGATCTAAACCTAATATTATGCCTGTATCCGTTGAAGGCGGTACGATTTTCTTACAAAGATCCGGTAAAGCGTTGCGGGAGTTTTTATTTAGCGATGCAGAATTATCCTATCAATCTAACAATATCTCTTTGCTATCGAGTCATTTGCTAAAAAGTCCTGTTAAGATTGCTTTTAGAAGAGCAACCTCTACAGATGATGGCGATTTACTTATGATAGTCAATGGTACTGACGGAACAATGGCAGCGTATTCTGTACACCGATCACAAAAGGTTGTGGCTCCAAGTGAGTTTATAACCGATGGTACATACGAAGATTGTGCGGTGGATATTGATGATATTTATGTGATTGTTAAAAGAACCATCAACAGTAGTACAAAACATTATATCGAACGATTAGACGATGACAGAACAACAGATGCATCGTTTCAGCTGTTTGACGGATCTGCCGATGGTAACAAACCCTCCTCCACAACAGTTTCTGGTTTGAGTCATTTAGAAGCTAAGACTGTTGAAGTGGTAAGAGATGATATTTTCTTAGGGGAAAAAACTGTTTCATCAGGTGCGATTACAATTGATCAAGTTCCTACCACTTATGTAGAGATAGGGTTGCATCATGATGTATTAGCTAAGACCCTACCCGCCGAACCTAAACTTGCTTCAGGTACAATGGTCGGCAGAAAAAAAAGAATTGTGGCGGTATCGCCTGTTTTAAATCAAACACAGAATATTGCAATCAATGGTAATGAGGTGAGTCTTAAACAGTTCCCCTACACTCTTGATTCTTCTGAAACATTATTCACAGGGCGTAAGCGTGTAACTCCGATTTTAGGATTTAGCGAAGAAGCTCAAATATCAATCACTCAAACGAAACCTTTGTTTTTTACTTTGTTAAGTTTAGAGTATAGCGTAAGTGGTAGCCAATGAGTGCAGGAGCAATATTTGGAGGGCTTGGTGTATTAGGATCTGTTTTACAGTATCGCTCAACTGTTACAAGTGGCAAAGTACAAAAAACCATAATGGAAGCTCAGGCTCGCAATAAACGACTTGAGGGTAGAGTTGAAGCCGTTAAAGCTAAAGAAAGTGCCAATGAAATACTAAGACGAACAAAAAGAGCGTTAGCCAGCAATCTTGCCAGAGGATATTCAAGTGGTGTTCTTCCAGAAGTAGGATCGGCAGCGGTGTTTAGCGAACAACAAGTATTAAGACCCGCAGCATTAGATGTTGGTATATTAGAACAAGATGCTTTCTTAGCTATTGAACAATCAGAAAGAGAAGCTAGAAATTTAGAGTACCGAGGAGCTATGGCTGCTAGACAAGCTCAAACTCAAGCGATTACAGGATTAGTTATGAATGTTGCTCAAGTTGGTTTGGCAGGTGCTTTTAGTGGGATGAGCCTTGGTGGAGGTTCTGGTTATTCAGCAAGTGCATTTCAAGGAGTAAGCAAGGCTGGTACAACAAATGTTCCTATATCATCAAGAGTAGGACCAGCGTTTGGAGGATAGATGGTTGAAAGAGTAAGACAAAAGAGATCAATATTAAGTTCAGGATACAGACCAAGTGCTGCAACTGAGGTAGGTATTTTAGAACAGCAGATGGTCGGACAAGATCAAATGACGAAGTTACTTAATACTATGTCTGGTTTTTTCTATGATCAAATGGCGGAAAGGGTTGTAGAAGAAGGAGAAGCGTATGGAGCTGCTAATCCAATCACTTTAGAACAATTAGCTAATGCTCAACAATCTGGCGAGGATGTGCTTAAAAAATACGGATACGGAACAAAAGGTAAAGCTGCTCGCAGTAAAGCTCTTGAAGGTTTGATATTAGATGTTGAATCCGAAGCTGCAAGAACATTTACTGCTTTAGAAATAAATGCAAAAGCAACTAAGATTGATCCAAGTGAATATGCTGAACAATTAGATGCAACTATTTTAGGTTTTACAAATGTAACTCAAGGTTTTCCAGAAATATCAAATAAAATAAAATCAACACTTTCTGTTTCAGCTAGTGGATATTTAAAAGAGTATTATAAAGATATAGCAAAACAAGAAGTAGAAAATAGAAAAAGAAAATATACATCTGCTTTTACAGCTTCTTTAGAAAGTTTGCCACAGGAAATAGATAGCTACATTGATAATGGAGGAACGATACAAGATATATTTAAAAAAAAACAAACAACATTAAATGATGCAGCGTTTGTAAGCGATATTAGTAGTGCTGTTTTAAAAAAAGATCTTAAAGATTATAGAAAAGAATTTGTAAAAACTTTATTCAGAGCGGGTGGAGAAGAAGCATTAAGAGATGAAAAAGCAAGTAATGATGCAATAGAATTGTTAAGCAGACAAAAAACAAATAATAATAAAATAAACAATATCTACAATTTTTTAAAACCAGATGAACAACAAGATTTTATTAAATACTTGATGGATCAAGATGAATTACAAAATAAAGCTGTTAAAGATATGGCTGAACAAAAAGAAAATGAAAATAAACTTAATGAAGATACATTT